CAACTAAAGAACAACAAGAAATAAAACGCAAATATGAAGAATTATATGAAGTAAAAGGAAAAGGACAAGAAGGTGGGAGAATACCAGAAACAGGATTATATCAACTTCATGCAGGGGAAATGGTCTTTGACCCACTTGCTTCTAATAAAATAGACAATTTTGTTGCATCTTATTTACCACAATCTGGTGCAGTAATCAATCAATTACAAGCTGATAGAACATTGGGAGGTGCAACAGGAACTTCAGAACCAGTTGTGATTGATAACAGCAGTCAACCTACCATCATCAATCAAACCAATGTTGCCGCTCCCCAAACCAGAGGTCCGGCTTTAGTTGGGGAACGGAAACAACAATTTTTAGCGTGAGAGATTACGCTTCGGCGAGTTTCTTGAAATAATCAAGATTTTCGTCATTGGATACTTCCTCTTCAGTATACGAAGAAGTCTTCATGGGTGTTCCACCATCAAATGGAACTTCCGAAGAATCTACGGAAGATGGCGCAGAGGTCGCCGGTGACGGGGTATTCCCAAGAACCACATCAAGACGAGATTTTAACTCATCATATGATTTGAAGTTCTTTTGATTGATGAACTCATCCAATGAATGTTCATTCTTCCAAGTTTCTTCCATTTTGGAATCATCCTCAAAAAGAGGAGCGGAGGTGATAAACTCCGATTTATCGTAGTTGGAAAATCCATCTACTTTACGAATTTTAAGTTTAAAATTCGCTCCATCCCAGAAATTAAAAACATCTACTGGTGACTCATCCTCAAACTCTGGATTCGCCATGGAACTGATTTTATCAAAAATCTTCTTTCCATAACGGAAAAGACAAACCTTTCCTTCGTTCTGAGGATTGGCTTTATCTTCCACAACATAAACATTGGAGAAGTAAGTCAACCTACGTTTTTGTTTTCTGGCGATTTCTTTGTTCGCCTCGATTCCTGAATTCCAAAGAGTAGAGTTATACTCTGCTAATGGATCTTTCTGACCTAACGTGGTCAGTGAGTTTTCAATATACCACCCACCTGGGCCCTGAAAACCATGATTGAAGACACGCACATACGGCAAATCTTCTTCATTCGGTGCAGGAAGAAACCGAATAACGGCATATCCGTTACCCGACTTATCAAGTTCTGCTTTCCAGAACCTTTCGTCATCACCGAAATTTTTGTTGTTTTGGGGATTGTTAATCTTATCAACTTCTGATTGAAGTTTCTGAAGATCGTTTGACCGACTTTTCTTGAGGGATGCAAATGATGTTGCCATCGTAACTCCTTATACTACTTGTTTCAGATTATCCACTTACACATAATGTAATTCTACTTGTTTCTTCAGTATGTCTACATATTTCTGCTTGTTCACTATCAAGAACGGTGCATACTTTAAACACATACTATATAGGTTTGGCCACATGACCGATTCTTCTATCTTCTCATTGAAGGTAGAAGAAAACCTAAGAATCGAATCCATAATAATAAAGGATTCGATTGACAAATCTCCACCAAATACCGAGCGGAGAACAGGCGGATGTTGACCATCCACACACTCAAATAACTCATTAAATTCATTTGTATCATCAAATATTTCACCTATTTCATTTTGGAAAACATAAGGTAAACTTTGTATCTTTGCTTTCCATGCAATATAATTTTCTCGTCCTTCTGGTGAAGTGATATTACCTACCCAAAGGTCACTGGTCTTGACGAAATTTGAAACTAAAAATTTTGTGAGTTCTTCCTCTTTATAAATTTTCGACAAACGTATAAAGTGATGTTTGTCTTTTCTTTTCTCAAATGAAGATTCGCTCGCACGAACCTTCCCTTTAAATTTGAAGAAATCATAATCCGTCTTATTGAAATGTTGTTTCAACGATAGATATTTTTGATATACTTCAAAAGGCGTCACCTTTGGAATCATATTGGGAGTTTAGCTGTTTTCGGTAAAAAGTGTAAACTTTCCGCTTCTACTCTCAATTTCATCTTTAAATTAGCACTAATCAATTTAGCTATCGTTTCAGATTCCAAATTGTTTTGGTCTGCATGATGAAGAATTGTATCAAGATAAGACATCTTTGTTTCTTCTACCATTTGCTCAATCTCTTCATTATAACGAACCGTTGTATAAACACCAAGTAATTGTTCCATTATCTCTCCATTATATCAAATTACACACAAATGTCAAGTCAAATTGTTCCGTTAGTTCCCACATTTTCCGATTCTTTGTGTTCAGGATCATCTTTATCTTTAAACCAATAATCAGTTGATTTTGCAAGTACAGCAACATAAGCACCAACCATAATGTTTATCAAATCTCGACTTTCTTGTGGCAATTCAGCATAAAATAACAACCACACCAGAAATAAAAAAGTTAAAATAACAATCATTGATAAGGTAAATCGTGCCCACCAATTTAACTTCTTTCGGCTTTCAATCTTTTCATATCTTAACGCTTCCATTGGATTTGTCTCCCATAATTTTTCTTCCGATTCATAAACCAATTCCTCTTCGGTATTAATTTTATCATCTTTTAAACGGTCTTTTTTACTTCCTACTGCCATTTTTCTTTCCGTTTTATATGAAAGGGGAGTCAAAACCCAAATGACTCCCCAAACTTGTTACTTACTCTTCTCTACGAATTCATACAACTCAGATGCCTTCTTCTTAATATCCTCAATGGAATAAGATTCCGGCTGGAGTTCTTTAAACAACTCCATATTTGCATTACCTTGTTCCTTTGCAAGATCCCATGCATTGTAAACAAAGTCTTGATTGCGTTGTTGTTGTTCTTGGAGATAACCTTGTGCCATCTCTAAGAGTTTGAATCGTAGTTCAAATGGATTAGACATATTGTCCTTTCTCTGTGTGTGTTTGTGTGTGCATTATAAACACTATTGTTTATAAGTAGCGAGGAATTTTTCTGTTCCCAAGGAAATTCCCCAAGACCAAAGGTCCAAACTCGGCTATCTAATTACGCAGCAATTGCATAAGAAGATGCAGATGTATAATCAGCGTTATTTGCGATTATGGTTTTGATGTAGGTCATCACCCTTTTGTTCTCGCCGTTATTCTCACTTTCAATCGAAACCATTCACCCCCATCAAACGAGCACCAAACCCAATATCCATACTACACCTAAACATACTCCAATAATAACTATTGCTATGGTAATTTCTTTAGCGTCCATCTGATGCTCCTTGGTGGAGGTGCCGGCGTCGAAGCCGGGTCTTGTAAAGCTACCTTACAGGTCATCAAACAAATTCTTTAACAGTTTACGTAAATATTTATATCATTCAAGTTGTCATTTTATATTGATATGCATCGCACAAAGATTTCAATCGGCGAATATAATCCAATGGACTGTATTCCTTCCAATCAATGTAAATATCTTGATCCATCATTGGATTGTACTTTTTAGTATCAAATCGAATGAAAGAACAAATCACAATTTTCTTCGGTATCAAATCATACATTTCATACAACATTCTACTGTATGCTGTTCCCTGTAAGATATACGGTAAGAGATATTCTTCTTTTTTGATATATGTTGAGGTCTTCCAATCAATGACTGCTAAATCACCTTGATATTCTGCAATCAAATCTGTAGTTCCTGCAAGACCAAGTTCATCAGACCACATTCCCAATTCAATTCCTCTAATATTATCAATTCTCTCATCAATCTGTTTCAACCCAAGTTGAATGAGTTCTTTATTTTCGGGAGGAACACCCTCAAAATATGTCTCATCCCCCAGGAGATATTTTTCAATAGAATTGTGAATTCGAGTTCCACGTTTTGCAGCACGTGTTGATATTTTGTTCGCTTCCTCCATACCAATCTTTTCTTTCCATGCATCAATGCCTGGTTTTGTCACCATATGATAGAGCATATTAGTGACAGATGCATAAACACCTTTTGGACCATGATAAACTCTATCTGGGCCCGAATTATCCTGTTCTAAAAGGTGCTTCTTACTTTCCAACAAATCATAATTAAATTGTTTCATTTTTATTCTTTTTGAGAAATAATTGGTTTTTTTGACGATTCTTGCAAAACACAAAGAGGCATAGTTGCATTCACTATTGACTGCACTTTCATTTGAGATAAATTATCCGTCTGAATAACATCAGTAAATGTCAATGAATGTCTCAATGCATCTGACACACACCCACAAACTGCTTTCACTTGGTCTGGCCACATTTCCTGAATAAATTCTGGACGAGTTTGTTCTATTGAAGACGAACACCCCACAACAAATCCATAGATATATGACGATGGATACCAAAAAGGTGTTGC